CAATGTATCTTGAGGCAACGCAAGAAATAAAAGATCTTGAAGAAGATCTAATGACGAAATCAGCCCCTTTGGGATTCGTAGTAGGTTGAAATGCCCCTAAATCCTTACTTTTCTTCTGAAATACAGACACAGGGTTCCTATAACGAGCAACTTTTGCTCGAGGACCTTGTAGAAGAGTCTATCAAAATAAATGGACAAGAATTCTATTACATACCCAGAGTTCTTATTGCAAAAGATGAGATTCTTGGTGAGGATCGTTTAAGCAAGTTCAAGGATGCATATCCCATAGAGATGTACATAGAGACTCCCCAGGGTTTCTTGGGTCAGGGCTCTTTTGTTTCTAAGTTTGGTTTGTACATCGAACAATCATTGCAAGTAACAATGTCCAAGAGACGCTGGGGCGAGCTAATTGCTCGATGTGGTGGCACAACAATCCTGCAGGAAAGACCCGCGGAAGGTGATCTTGTTTACTATCCAATCACAAAAAGACTATTCGAGATCAAGTACGTTGACAAGCAACCCACATTCTGGCAACTTGGCAATATACCCACCTACAAGTTGACTATTGAGCTATTCCAGTATAGCTCAGAAAGATTGGATACTGGCATTACTGCTATTGATGAATTTGAAACACTCAAGAGTTTTGATACATCAAAACTTTCAAATACATCGGATGTAAATGGTAATGCTGGGATTGATTCGCCCGAAAACTTTGGCGACAATAAAAAGTTTGTTCAGCAAGCCAATTCTATTATTGTTGGTGGTACGACTTCTGATATATCTTTTGTTGGTTCGATGCAAGAAAACTCTAATCTAGCGGCTCAAGAAACTGCAGCAAACCAAACAGCTGGACTACTATCTGAGTCTGCTTCCACTAATTCTTCTGAAACAACAAATGATTAATACAACACCATTCTACCATGGTACGATAAGATCGGTTATCATAACTTTTGGCTATATTTTCTCAAATATAAAGTTTCAGAGAAAGAATAACGGTGCGGTTGAACAAACTATAGTAGTGCCCATTGCCTACTCACAAAAAGAAAAATGGGTCCACTCTATTGAAGCAAGTCCAACTGATGAGAATGTTGTCTATACAACACTACCTAAGATTGGTTTTGAGATTACAGGATATTCATACGATCCATCAAGAAAACTTGCCAGGATGAATCAAGTTTACTGTGTTGATGGTGACAACAGAGAGCAGGTGTTCACTCCCGTACCATATAACGTGGACATTAGCCTGTATTTTGCAACAAAAACACAGGAAGATGGGTTGCAGATTCTTGAGCAAATCCTACCCTCATTCACCCCCGAGTACACAATGTCCGTGAAAGCTATTCCGGCATTGAATCTAAACCAAGACGTTCCATTCATTCTAAATTCAGTAAGCGTACAGGATGATTATGAGGGTGATCTGGAAACAAGAAGATTTATCGTTCATACTCTAACTTTCACAGCAAAGATAAATCTATACGGTGGACTGGGCAACGTTGGTCTAATTAAACAATCAGAGGCAGATGTTTCAACAGTGTCAGTAAACATTTCAGAAAAATCATACACAGCTTCGCAAACAACACCAACAGGTCCTGTTACAGAGGGATGGCTTGATAACTTCTAATGGCAACTAATTTTTACCTATCAAACCCCAATCTCAAAGCAGCAGGGGTTTCTATATCATACACTCCTGAGCAAGTTCAGGAGTACATAAAATGCAGCAGTGATCCAATCTACTTCATAAAAAAGTACATCAAGATCATATCGCTTGATCATGGGTTGATAAACTTCAATCTATACGATTATCAAGCAAAGTTTATAACTGCACTGCATGAAAATCGTAGAATCATTGGAATGTTTCCTCGTCAATTTGGCAAAACGACAACTGTTGCTGCTTATATGTGTTGGTATCTTCTATTCAACGAAGCCAAGACAGTAGCCATTCTAGCAAACAAGGCGGCAGCAGCAAGAGAAATTATGTCTCGTTTGCAGCTCATGGTTGAAAATTTACCTAAATTCCTACAACAAGGTGTTACTGAATGGAACAAGGGATCAATTGAGTTTGAGAACAACAGCAAAGCATTCACAGCAGCAACTAGCTCAAGCGGCATACGTGGAAAATCGGTAAATTATCTCTATATCGATGAGTGCGCTATCATACCCAACACAGTCGCTGAAGAGTTCTTTACTGCTACATACCCAACAATTTCTGCTGGTAAATCTACAAAAATTGCTTTGACTTCTACACCACTTGGTCTAAATCACTTCTGGAAGTTCTGGGTAGAAGCAGAGAATGGTATAAACGGCTTTGTACCAGTAAGAGTGGATTGGTGGGAAAATCCGGATCGTAATGAAGCATGGGCATTGCAACAGAAACAACTTCTTGGTGATCTCAAGTACCGCCAAGAAGTTCTTATGGACTTCCTTGGTTCCGCTGCTACTCTTATTAGTGCAGATGCTATTCAGAAGATGGCGCTCAAGACTCCAATGTATTCCAATGATGGTTTCAAATTGTATGAACTACCAGAAAAAGGAACTCTCGGAGAAAACAAGGAATGGATCAAGAAACCCGGATCCTATGTTGTTGTGGTTGATACGGCAGCGGGAGTAGGTGGCGACTCAAGCGCATTCTCTATTGTGAGAGTAGACCAAATACCATATAAACTAGTTGCAGTGTACCACAATAACATGATATCTCCTTTGTTGTATCCCAACATTATTCACAAGTGGGCTAAGCATTACAATGAAGCATGGGTTCTCATTGAGCTAAACAAATCGGAACAGGTTCCCTATATTCTGCACAATGAACTAGAGTACGAAAACATCATCTACGTATCACGAACAACAAAGGGTCAATTCGTAACGGGTGGTTTCGGCGGGAACGCAACACAGTACGGTGTTCTAACAGACAAAAAGACCAAGAGAATTGGCTGCTCAATGCTGAAAACACTAGTGGAAGAAGGTAAACTTGAAATTTGTGATCAAACAGCAATTTCTGAGATCTCTACTTTCATTGAAACCAAGGGTAGTTATGCTGCAGATGATGGGTATCATGATGATGTCGTCATGACTCTGGTAATCTTTGGATGGCTAACGTCACAACCCTACTTCAAGGAACTCACTGATGTAGACATCCGAACAAACATATATAATCTAAGAATGGAAGCAATCGAACAAGAAACAGTACCAATTGGTTTCTATAATGATGGTAATGAAACAGCAATGAATGGTGAACAGTGGGTAACGTATAATCCATAACTAAGCTATCATTCTCCGGGGTACACAGTGATTCTACACGCTGTCAACCACATGTCAAGTTAGAATCTTATTGTTCACTAAATATAACAGAGAAGATTGACTCTTAGAGCTTCGTTGTTATAAACTCATAAAGGAAATAAAATGGCAGGTTTCTTGCTTTCACCTGGAGTACAGGTTACCGAAAAAGATTTTACTAGCATTGTACCAGCGGTTTCTACATCTGTTGGCGCTTATGCTGGTGTGTTTCAATGGGGTCCAGTAATGGAACCGGTTCGTGTAAGTTCAGAGAATGAGCTAGTTCAATTGTTTGGTAAGCCAAACGATGGTACTGCACAATCATTTTTCTCTGCTGCTAATTTCTTGTCATATGCAAACAATCTGCTAGTTACAAGAGTTGCCACAGCGGGTCAAAGAAATGCTGTTGAAACAAAGACTGGTGTAGTTTCATCAATCGCTGTATCAGCAGGAGGTACTGGTTATACAACAGCCCCAACAGTTACAATTTCTGCTCCTCAAACTGCTGGTGGTAGACAAGCTACAGCAACAGCTACTGTATCCGGTGGCGCAGTAACAGCAATTACAGTTACTGACGAAGGTTCTGGTTACACTTCAGCTACTATCTCATTTGGTGGTCCAGGCACTAGCGCTGCAGCTTCTGCGACAGTAACCGCAAATAAGGGCATCAAGATCAACAATACAACAGTGTACCAGACAACATATGAGGGTGGTGCTGGTATTGTTGGACAATTTGCTGCTAAGTATCCTGGTGTTATTGGTAACGCACTAAGAGTTTCAATGGCTGACACCGCAACATGGTCAACATGGGCATTCAAGGGCGAGTTTGATACTGCTCCTGGTACAGGCGAACTACATGTTATCGTAGTTGCTGCAACAGATGCAATCACTGGCACAGCCGGAGAAGTTCTAGAAAAGTTTGAATACCTAAGCAAAGCGTCTGATGCAAAGCGTTCTGACGGTACATCATCATACTACAAATCCGTTGTAAATACGGGTTCAAAGTGGGTATGGTGGATGGATCACCCAGCTACAACAAACTGGGGTCAGACAGAAAAAGATAACACTGGCGCAACAAGAACTTTTGATTCTCTGTCTACAGTATACGACGTAACTCTTTCTGGTGGTGAAGACGATTATTCAGCAACAGACGGTCAAAAGATGAATGCGTATGCTCTATATACGAACGATGAAGTTTATGATATTAGCCTAATTGTTGCTGGTAAGGCAAGCGCAACTGTTGCAACATATCTAATTTCTAGTATAGCCGAATCTCGCAAGGACTGTGTAGTATTTGCATCTCCAGAAGATACAAGCACAGGTGAGCCTATCGTTGGTACCGGTTCTACTCTAGCAGATAAGATCGTTGCTTACAGAAATCTACTACCAAGCACATCATACGCTGTTCTAGACTCTGGTTTCAAATATCAGTATGACCGATACAATGACGTATATCGTTGGGTTCCACTAAATGCAGACGTAGCTGGTTTGTGCGCACGTGCTGACTTTACTGATGATCCTTGGTTCTCTCCAGCAGGTTTCTCTCGCGGTCAGGTAAAGAACGTAATCAAACTAGCGTTCAATCCAAACCGCACAGAGCGTGACACACTATACAAGGCTGGTGTTAACAGCGTGGTTAGCTTCCCAGGTCAGGGTACCGTTCTATACGGCGACAAGACTCTACTATCCAAGCCAAGCGCATTTGACAGAATCAACGTTCGCAGATTGTTTATTGTTATGGAGAAGGCAATTGCAACTGCTGCTAAGTATCAGCTATTCGAGTTCAACGATCAGTTCACAAGAGCTCAATTCCGTAGCATGGTAGAGCCATTCCTACGTGATGTACAAGGTCGTCGTGGCATTACTGATTTCCGCGTAAAGTGCGATGAGACAAACAACACCGGTGAGGTAATTGACTCTAATCGCTTTGTTGCTGATATCTTTGTCAAGCCAGCGCGCAGCATCAACTTTATCTCTTTGACATTCGTTGCTGCACGTAGCAGTGTTAACTTCGAAGAGATTGGTGGCTAATTGAGTGGGAAAGGCAACTTTCCCACATAAATAGTTAAAATAAGGAACAAAAATGGCAACAATTTCAGATTTTCGTGCTCAACTTAGACAAGGTGGTGCTCGTTCTAATCAGTTTACTGTAGAACTAACCTTCCCAGCTGTTGCGGCAGCAGGTCAGGCAGCAAGAGCAGCTAGTTTTTTGTGCAACTCAACTAGCCTACCAGCAGTAACAGTTGGAAACATTCAGCTAGCGTATCGCGGTCGTCCAGTAAACATGGCTGGAGAGCGTGAATTTGCTCCATGGTCAATCACAGTTATCAATGATGGCGATTTCTTGATCCGTAATGCTTTCGAGCGTTGGTCAAATGCTATTGCTAACTTTGATGCTACAGAAGGTCTGCAGAACCCAACTGACTACCAAGTTGATCTACGTGTTATTCAACTAGACCGCAATGGTAACCAGCTAAAGTCATACAATTTTAAGGATGCTTATCCAACGGAATTGGGTGCAATGGCTCTTGCTTATGACAATCCAAACATTCAGACTTTTGACGTAACATTCCAGTACAATTACTACCAACCAGAAGGCTCACTTTCATTCGCAATCTGATTTATAGGTAATTTGTAAACATAAATAGTCGTACATAACCTGTACGACTATTTTTTTCACTATAAAATTATGTTAGATAATAAATATAAAAGGTGGTACTTTTCAATAGTAGAAAAGGCACAACAAAGATCTAATTTGACAGAAGAATACTTTGAAAAGCATCACATTGTTCCAAAATCATTAGGTGGCTCTAATAAAAAAGAAAACATAGTTAGAGTTACTGCAAAGGAGCACTTTGTGTGCCATCTTTTACTGACAAAATTTACTGAAGGTGAATCTAAAAGAAAAATGTCTTATGCTCTTTGGATGATGTGTAATGCAGCAACAAAAAAACACCAAAGATATTTACCCAAGAGCAAGACCTACGATATTAGTAAAAAAATTCGTTCTATTGAGTTTTCAAAAGCCACTAAAGGAAAAAAGAAATCTGAAGAAGCAAAAATGAATATGAGGGGTAAAAGACCAAATTTTATTCAACATGGTTGCTACAACAATGCATTTAAGGGTTATTATATTACTCCTTGGGGTACTTTTGAATCGGTTGATGCTGCGTACATCAACAAAACAATAGATATTACAAGAAGTGCAATAAGAGATTTTTGTTTGTTCTCTGATAAACCGTTTCTCTCAATACGAAGAAACGCAAAAATATTAACCGCTACTAAAAATTCTACCCCTAGAGATTATGGGTTTTGGTTTAAGGAAAAATAAAATGGCTCTTGAAATCTTCGGCTTTCAAATCAACTTCAAGAAAAAAGAAGAACAGATCAATTCTGTTGTAACACCTGTTTCTGAAGATGGTTCAGTAGTTCTCTCTAGCTCTGCGGCTGCGTATTATTCAACCGTAGTCGATATGGATACGTCAATCAAGAATGAGAACGATCTAATTCGCAGATACAGAGAAATCTCTTTACACCCAGAATGTGATTCTGCTATTGAAGAAATAGCAAACGAAGCGGTATCACAAGACTTTGAGGGCAATGTAGTAAAGTTGAATCTTGAAGAGCTCAAGGTTGGCGAGGGAATCAAGAAGAAGATTCAAGCAGAGTTCGAAG